CCATCGAAGAAGAAGATTCAAAAACATCGCAGAAAGCCAATCTAACAAAGGTTGGAAAGAAGCCTGTTCCTCCAACAAAGAAAGAAACCATGCACGAAGATGGTGAAGAAGAAGAGGAAGAAGAATTGGCAGCCGAAGAAACTGCCGCTAATGCATCTAATAAAGGTGCAGGAAAAGGTAAGTTGGCTGGCCTCTATAAGGATGGAACTGGTAAGGGTGCTGTTGTTCCCGAGCCTGTTGCAACCGATGCTTCTGATTCGTCAAGCAAGTTGTCGGCAAATGTCAAAGCCAAGAAGTCTATGCGTGAAGACATCGAAACTCACATGGATGCCATGTTTGATGGAGAAGAACTCACCGAAGATTTTAAGACCAAGGCATCAACCATCTTCGAAGCCGCTTTACAGGAGCGGATTGATGTGATTGAATCTGAACTTCAGGAAGAGTATCAGAATCGACTTGTAAGTGAAGTCGATGAAATCAAGAAGGGCTTAACAGAACAACTTGATTCTTATCTCTCATATGTGGTCGAAGAGTGGATGGAAGAAAACCGTCTTGCCGTCGAAAAGGGAATTCGCACCGAAATTGCAGAGGAGTTCATGCAAGGTCTGCGTAACCTGTTCCTGGAACACGACATTTCAGTTCCTGAGACTAAGGTTGATCTTACCGATCAACTTGCAGAAACCGTTGAATCGCTCAAGGCCAAACTTGACGAAGAAATGAACAACAATATTGAACTCAAGAGTCAAATTGCAGTTTATCGTCGTGAACAAATTCTTGACGAAGCAGCATCAGATTTAGCGGATACGCAAAAAGAAAGATTTGCTGTCCTTGCTGAGGGAATCACCTTCGAAACAGAAGATGATCTTCGCAGAAAGGCACAGATCATTAAGGAGTCATACTTCTCTAGCAAGAAGCCTGTTCTCCGTGAGGAAGCACTCGCAACCTCAGATGAAGGAAGCATTGATGAAGTTGCAACTCCAGCGACGGACACGCTATCGGAATCAATGGCTAGTTATGCTCAGACATTGTCACGGCTTAACCGTCGTTGACCAAAAAGATAGATTCGATAAATAAAAACCGTACTAAAAGAGTACTCAATTAAGGAGAAATTACAAATGGATCTAACCATTTCAGAAGCACTTCAAAAGAAGTGGAAGCCAATCTTGGAGCACCCCGAACTACCAGAAATCAAGGATGCTTACAAGAGAGCAGTAACAACCATGCTACTGGAAAACCAGGAGCAACACCTCAGGGAATCGGCCCCGACTAACTTCTCGGCAAACCTAGACGGCCCGACCACATCAAATGTGTCTCGTTGGGATCCGATCCTTATCTCGCTCGTTCGTCGGGCAATGCCGAACCTGATCGCCTATGATATCTGTGGCGTTCAGCCGATGAGTGGACCGACTGGCCTTATCTTCGCCATGCGTAGCCGCTACATCAACCAGACTGGTCCTGAGGCTCTGTATCAAGAAGCAGATACGGGCTTCGGTGGCTCAGGCTCAACGGGTACGACTGCCGATGGTGTCTATGACACTTCGACTTTCGCTGCAAACTCGTCGGGCGTTGATCCGTTCGAAACTGCAAACGGTCCTACGAAGCCAAACGGCAACGCATACGGTGGTCGTGGTTACCCCACGGTCAACGGCGAAGCCCTTGGTGATTCGGCTAACAACCCGTTCCCGCAGATGGCATTCAGCATCGAAAAGACCACGGTCGAAGCAAAGACCCGTGCTCTGAAGGCTGAGTACACGATGGAACTCGCACAAGACTTGAAGGCAATCCACGGTCTCGACGCTGAAACCGAACTTGCCAACATTCTGTCGAGCGAAATCCTCGCTGAAATCAACCGTGAAGTTGTTCGCACTCTGTATCAAACCGCTAAGTTGGGTGCCCGTTCGGGAACCACTCAAACCGCTGGTGTGTTTGACTTGAATGTTGACTCAAACGGTCGTTGGAGCGTTGAAAAGTTCAAGGGTCTGCTGTATCAGATTGAGCGTGAATGCAACATGATTGCTAAGGAAACTCGTCGTGGCAAGGGCAACTTCGTCCTTTGCTCGGCAGATGTTGCCTCGGCACTCAGCATGGCAGGCATCCTCGACTATGCACCGGCTCTCTCAACGAACCTGAATGTGGATGACACGGGCAACACCTTCGCTGGTGTGCTGAACGGTCGCCTCCGTGTGTACATCGATCCCTATGCATCGATGACAACTGCCCATGACTTCTTCATGGTTGGTTATAAGGGATCGTCGGCATATGACGCAGGTATGTTCTACTGCCCGTATGTTCCTCTGCAAATGGTCCGTGCTGTCGGTGAGCAGTCATTCCAACCGAAGATCGGCTTCAAGACCCGTTACGGTCTGGTGAACAACCCGTTCGCCACGATCTCGGGTGGAGTATCGGTTACGGATCCGACTGCCGCAGGAGCAAAGCGGTCTAACTGCTACTACCGTATCGTGAAGGTCACGAACCTGTTCTGATCGGTTAAGGTCACCCTGTTTCACAGGGAATTTCGCTAGGGGCTGTGAGGAGAAATCTTCACAGCCCTTTTCATTTGATTCTAAATACTTAAAATGACACCCTATGATTACAAGAAAAAAATTGTTCCCGAACTCATTCTTGATGGTTCTGTTGATTCAAGAAGAATTCCATTAAATACAAATTTTGCATACGCCACCAATTTTCATTTAACAATTCCAAGAGTCAGTGAGGCAGTTTATTTTTGCACTGAGGTTGTGTTTCCTGATTTTTCGTGTGATGCTATCAGACTTCCCGCAAGATTTGCACCGACTCTTAAATTTTATGGGAACAAAGTCACACACGGAGATATGACTGTTAAATTCATAGTTAATGAAAATTACTCTAATTATAAACAAGCAGAAGACTGGTTTAAAACATCTTTGGTGTGGGAAGATTTTTTCAAAACTGGAGATGATTTTAAACAACTAAGTAATGTTGGTTATTTACTCATACTGTCAAATAAGAAAAATCCAATCGCAAGATTTACACTAAACGGTCTTTTTATTACTAATCTTACTAACATTGAGTATAATAACGGATTAACAGATACTCCTGTTGCTACGGCGACAGCAACATTTCAATTCAGTACATATGATTTGGAAACAATCTGATGTCAATAAACAATTATAGTTTGACCGGAGATTACGAGAGATTTGGAAGATTAAATGGTCAACCGATCAATAAAAATGCTGCTCTCACGACAAATTTTAGATTTTCACTGATCAAAGTTCCGAATGTGACTTATTTTTGCACATCGATAACAACACCGACAAGCAACTCAAATCCGCTGTCATACGATTATATTACCGCAGCACCTTTAAAACTTCCTGGTGCAAAATCATCAACAGACATGTCTATAAGATTCATCATATCAGAAGACTTTAAAAACTACATGGAAATGGTCAAGTGGATTAGATCTGGAAGCCCATACAGAGATTTTCAAGAAATTAAACCTGAGAACGAACTTGGATTAGGGGATGGGCAAATACTGTTACTGAACAACTCCAAGGTTCCATTGCAGATGATCACATTTAGAAATTTGATTCCAACTGTTTTATCTGGTTTTACACTATCAAATAGTGATGCAGATCCCCCTGTGCTTACTGCAACAGTGTCATTCGTCTACGACACATTTACCGTTCAAACCCTTTAAGGCTTTGGTTTTCTTGGATTTTTAGCAGATCCCTTTAATCTACCATCATTTGCTCTTATAGATTTCTTCGGTTTTTGCGGTTTAATTATCGTCTGTCTTCTCGGCATTTGAAACTTTCGGTAAGAATTCATCCAATGAATTGACGATTTTTATGTTGTTTGCGACAATATTTTTAGCATTGTCCAAGATGTCATTTGGACAATTTTCAATTCGTCCTAACTTTTTCATAGTCTTGACGAGTTCTAGAGTATTCTTTTCATAGAATTGCTTCATTGATAATATTTTTTCCTCTCTCTCCTTGATTGGTAGTGATCTAAACCACTCAAATAATTGTAACAAGGATTTATCATCCATTCTTTTTTTCTCCGAATAAATGAAGCGTTAGAATGCCCTCTCTATGCTCCAAACTGACTAGGACTTTATCCCATCCTTGAGACTTTGCAAGATCTACTTCTATCTTGCATATCCTGTAAAAGACTTCAGGAACAAACTCACGGCCTAACTTGTATGTTGCCGTTCTAATGTGCTTTCTATTTGGGGAGTTTGTTTCTGACATGATAGTGTTTATACAACAGACAATCAACTATAACTTTAAAAGTTCCAATACTTTCTTTTCTGCAATGCAAGAATTAAGATTCATAAATATTTAAGTGGTATTGATTCTTTACGGAAAGGTTATGTATGTTCGCACCTGAACTCATATCATTGATCGCCGGATCTGCTGTCGGGTTTATCTTTCGATATATGGCCCAACGGGCACAAGATCAGAAAGAAATGTTTGTTCGACTTATGGATGCCAATAAGAGAACAACAGAAAACCAAGATAAAGCGGCGGAAAGAGTTCCTATTGATGTGGGCAAGGGAGTCAGACAGTTGATTGTTTTGTCTGTGCTGTTTGGAACTTTACTGGCACCATTTATTCTTCCGTTCTTCGGTGTCCCAACATTTGTAGAAGTAGACACAACTACATCAGAAAAACTTTTCGGTCTTATCCCATCTTCAGCGAAAAAGTATTTTGTTGAGGTGAATGGATTTGTATATGCATCTGAGACTAGACAAATTCTAGTCAGTATTGTTGGGTTCTACTTTGGATCTGCTGCTGCGGCGAATAAAAATTAAGGAAATAAAAACATGAACATCAAACTACTATCGTTTTTCGCCCTTCTTCTGCTCGGCTCATGCTGCACAGCACCTGAAATCATTCCCTCTGTTTCACAAGATTCTGTAATCATGATGAGTTTAAAGGAACAGATTAAAGACAATAACAAAATTGAAACTGGATGGGGATGGATTGCTTGGTATTTTCCGGTACTTCTTTTAGTAGGTGCTTGGACTTGGAGAGAATTGATTAAGAAACCATTCGTGTGTGAGACATGCGAATTTGAGAGAACTAAAGCAGCGAATGCTTTTAGAAAACTCAAATCCAATGAAGAAAAGGCCAAGGCTGAATCAGCCAAGGCCGATAAGGATTCTGACGAAAAGAAGGATCAGGAAAAGACAGAAACTACTCAAACAAGTTCTATCACTAATTGAACTTGAGGGTGGCGTATCCCTGACGGATGAGTTCTTTCCACATCATTCGGGCATAGGTCTTGGACATCGTAGCGTAGTAGTTCCAAACGCCACTGGTCTTATTCCCACGCCAAACGAAGACGGAAACCAATTCATTGTTGTCATCAGACGGAGAAATACGAATTCGCTTCTTACCGTCAGGGGAAACGAGTCCTGAGTCTTGTGGAGTCAAACGAGGATTAGGGGAAGTTCCGTTCACGGTTCAAGTATAACGATTATAAATCCTTTTGTCAAGCCCTATAGGGAATATTTTTGAATCGCAAAGGCGGTCTAGCCGCCTACTAGAGGCCGTCTGCGGGAACCCACCCGCTGCCCCCTATGGAATCCCCGTCCTCACACAGGGCATCCTGCGCCTCCGTTTGGGACTTCCTGTAACTGTCCATGGCAGTCCTCTTATCAAAGAACGGTCCCATAACTTTACCGCTACTGTGATTCCAAACCCAACCTAGGTGTCTTGCGCTGTAGTAGATAACATCTTGTCCCATGGAAGGATCCATGCACCTCATATGGGAGATTTCAACATGGTCTGAAATGATGTTATTGGCATCATATTCCATGGGAAAGTGCTTGAGTAATCTAATTGCATTCTTTCGTACCGCACTCGGAATTTTCTTAACATAGTCAGGGCGACTAGGGTCACAGAGAGAAAGCAGAAAGTTCCTTGTGTTCACCATGGAAATGTATTGTTCGTATGGAAGTGTCATATGACTATTTTATCCTGCTTTTGATGGAAGTCAAGAGTATAAAAAAGAACCCCCTGCACAATTCCGGCTGTGCAGGGGGTCTCGGGATTCTCGCACCACCCCTTTATAATTACGGCTCTTTGCCCCGTAGTGCGAGTACGGAACTGACTGACGGCAGTTGCAACTGCCGATTTTACACCAGAGAGTGAAGTCTAGAATACACTCCCAAGCGTCAGATGCCATCTGACTGAATATCAGTCAACGCTTCGTGCTTAATGGCCTATTTTACTTCGCACGAACGAAGGTGACTAGCCTTGGCGAACCTTGGCAGGGGCGAACCCTTTTCGTCACACCCCTAGTATAGCGTCTTGCCCACCTTTGTCAATACCCTATGTCTAAATTTTTGGAGGTTTGGTTATCGGTCACTTGTCAAATAAAGAAGGCTGTGAAGATTTCTCCTCACAGCCCTGGCCCACTTCTACACTCCTTGTCTGGAGCCTTGGACAAGGTAAAATTTTTGGTCACTCAACAAGAGCAGGCGCAGATCCTTGCATCTGTTTAGTGAGTAATGCCGAATCATATTTATACATGATCTTCGCAAGAAGTTTCATATCCACCTTGGGCTTCCATCCAAGAACTCGTTTTGCCTTAGATGGGTCACCAAGAAGGAAAGGAACTTCATTCGGTCGGAAGTACTTGGGGTCGATGACAACATACTTGTTCCAATCAAGTCCTGCCTCTTCGAAGACTGCATCCAAGAATTCACGAACGCTATGTGTCCTCTGAGTTGCGATCACATAATCATCTCCCTCTGGCTGTTGAAGCATGAGCCACATGGCCTCAACATAGTCCTCTGCATACCCCCAATCACGAAGAGCATCAATATTTCCAAGACGCAACTCAGACTGCAATCCCATCTTGATTCTTGCAGCAGCCATGGTGATTTTACGAGTTACGAATGTCTCACCACGACGAGGACTCTCATGATTGAAAAGAATGCCAGTCGATGCATGGAGACCATATGCATTTCGATAAACCCGTGTCATGTGATGAGCATGAAGTTTGGCTACGGCATATGGAGATACAGGCATCATGATGCTGTTCTCATTGTACCCATATCGCTCATCATAATCCTTACTATCGCCAAACATCTCAGATGATGATGCTTGGTAGAAACGGGTATTTGGACTAAAGGTACGAATTGCCTCAAGAATCTTTAGTGTTCCCGACGCAATACCGTCTGATGTATATTCAGGAATATCAAATGATACTGCCACATGTGACTGTGCAGCAAGATTGTAGAATTCATCAGGTTTATGTGTCATGATGATATGAGCGATGGCAGATCCATCAGTCAGATCAAAGTGATACATCTTGAATTTTGGATGATTGAAAAGATGATCGATTCTCGTCGTACTGATCGATGATGTACGACGCTTTAACCCGATCACTGTGTATCCCTTCGCCAACAGCATGTCAGCGAGATACGATCCATCCTGGCCATTGACACCAGTAATTACTG